CACCGACATCGACGGGGCGATCTACGCTCAAGCGTGCGACGAGCTTTTGGGCGCTATCACTAGCCGCAGGCTTCGGCACGGCAATCAAGCTGAGCTGACATCGCAAGTTTTGTCAGCTGCGCGTTTAAGAATGGGCGACACGGGCTGGGTCATTGGTCGCCGCGCGTCACAGAGCACCGTCACCGCTTGTGTGGCAGCTGCTCTTGTAACTCATTTTGCGACACGCCCATCGACAGAGATTGACATTCTCGTTGGTTAGTGTTTAACCGCACGGGAGAATTTGCGCATGGCATTACGCGATTTCTTCATCACCGCGCCCGTTTTGGCTACTCCAAAAGCTGAGAGCACGGTCGATGTCGCTGCTGCATTAGCGCCGCTTAACACAATGAATAGTCTTTCTAGCTACTTGCTTACACCTGCCACGGCAACACGCGATGAAGCAATGGCAGTCCCGACAATTGCAAGAGCTAGAAACATCATTTGTGCGTCCATTGCATCAATTCCGCTGCACATCATTGATGATTCAACAGGGCAAGAAATTTATCCGCCCAAAATTATCAATCAACCTGACAAACGCGTGACGGGTTATTCTGCCTATTCATTCATTGTTGAAGATTTATTATTTTACGGCGTTGCGTATTTGCAAATTATGGAGCTGTATGCAGATACAGGTCGCATAAGAGACACACAAAGAATTTCGCCAGATCGTGTCCAAATCATTACAAATGCAATGGGCACAGAAATCACAGGCTATCGCGTCGATGGAATGGCTGTGCCGACAGCTGGCGTCGGATCGCTTGCGGTTTTTAATGGCATCGATGAAGGTTTATTAAATCGCGCAGGTCGCACAATCAAAGCCGCTTTTGCGTTAGAAAAAGCTGCGACAATTTATGCACAAGAGCCTTATCCGACAATGGTTTTGAAATCATCGGGCACAGCGCTTCCAGCAGATCGCATTCGCTCGCTTTTGGACAGTTGGAAAACTTCACGGGCTACGCGTTCTACGGCATTTTTGAATGCTGACATCGAATTGCAATCTGTGGGCTACGATCCTAAATCGTTGCAGCTCAATGAAGCGCGCGAACAAGTAGCGACCGAACTTTGCCGCGCAATCGGATTGCCAGCATATTACGCAGACGCAAACAGCGGATCATCGATGACATATAGCAATGCCACACTTGCGCGGCAGTCACTTTTTGATTTCTCGTTAAGAAATTTTGCGCGCGCAATTGAAACGCGGCTTTCGATGCCCGATTACACGCCTGCTGGACAGACTGTGCGCTACGACTTAGACGATTACCTTCGCGGATCGGCAAAAGAGCGCGCGGAAGTATATGAAATTCTCAATCGCATTGGCGCAATGTCAATCGATGAGATCAGAGAGGAAGAAGATTTAATCCGATGAAACTATCAATCCCAATTTCATTGACGGCAGCAGATTCACAGCGCCGCATTATTTCTGGCAGAATTGTCACTTGGAATGAAGAAGGAAATACAAGTGCAGGTCGCACAATGTTCAAAGCTGGATCAATCGCGCCAAAAAATGTCAAACTACTTTTGGAACACGATCGCACCCGCCCGATTGGTCGCGTCATTGAAATGACAGAAACACCGAATGGCATTGATGCAAAGTTCAAAATTGCCAATACCACCGCAGGATCAGATGCGCTTGAAGAAGCACAAACACAACTGCGCGATGGTTTTAGCGTAGGAATTTCTGTCGATGCATGGGACAACAAAGACGGCGTGCTGGTTGTGTCAGCTGGCAAGCTTGATGAAGTCAGTTTGGTTGCTGAACCCGCTATCGATTCGGCACGCGTGAGCGATGTCGCCGCTTCTTACGACGAAGAAAAGAAAAACGACGAAGAAGAAGAAAAACTAGAGAATTCCGAATCAACCGATTCAGGAAATACCGAAGAAAAAGGAGACGAAGTGGAAAACACCGTCACAGAGCAGGCAGCACCCGCCGAAACGGTGGAAGCTGCTGCGTCTCTCAACGCGGCTGCAAATCAGCCGAAGTTTTACACAGCTCCACGCATTGAGCTAACAAAGGTCAAGTATCTTGAAAACTCAATTCGTGCAGCACTTGGCGACGATGATGCAAAGCTTTATGTTAAAGCCGCAGACGACGCCACAAACAACCCTGCAATGTTCCCGACCCGCCAGCTCACCGAGGTGTGGAACCCGCTTGGAACAAATGTGCGCGGATCAATTGATGCGCTCAGCCGTGGCACATTGCCTGATGCAGGGCTTACTTTCGAAATTCCGAAGATCACACAGCTTCCATCAGTTACCGAAGAAGCCGAAGGCGGCGCAGTTGCAGATGTGAATGTCAATTCCGAGTTCATTTCTGTGAGTGTCAAAAAGTTTAGTGGCAGTCAAACCTTCTCTGTGGAGTTGTTAGACAGATCATCACCTGTTTTCTTGAATGAGCTTCTGGCAACAATGGAACAGGCTTATTCAAAGGCGACAACTGAATATGCAAGCGATGTGCTACGCGATAACGGTGCGCTAAATGCAACAGCTCGCGCAAATGACAAAGATGGCTTGCTTGGATATGTATCGAGCGCGGCTGCCGCTGTTTATGCTGCAACAAAGGGCTTTGCTCGCAATCTTGTTGTATCGCCTGATCAATGGGCAAATATCATGGGCTACGCCGATAATGGTCGCCCAATTTACAACGCTGTCGCACCGATGAACGCAGGCGGATCAGTTACACCGACATCACTTGTCGGGAATGTTGCGGGTCTCAATCTTTATGTCGATGCTTACAAGACAGGCTCTGGCGACAATTCGATGTTCGTCATCAATCCTGATGCATACACATGGTATGAAAGCCCACGCGCGACTTTGAGAGCCAATGTGATAGCCACGGGACAGGTAAGCGTGCTTTATTACGGATTTGCAGCACTTGCCGTCAAAACAGGCGCTGGTTGCAACCGCTTCAACTTTACCTAAGCCGACAAATAATCATCGATCAGCTGCGCTCCCGTAGCTGATCGAGCTGAATGAAGGGAACGCTCATGCCGAATATCGTTAGCGCACAAGATTTGCGCACCGTGCTTGGCGTGAGCGTGTCCCTGTATCCTGACAGCTATCTGGACGACATCATTAACACCGCCGAAGCTGTCGTGTTGCCGATGCTGGTTGCTCATTCATCGGCTGTTGCACAATACGAAATCGAAAATAATATCCTTTACATCTACACAGTCAGACCGCATCGATTTGTCACAGGTCAAAGCGTGCAGCTCAACAATGTTGCAGCGTCAATCGATGCTACCTATACCGTGACCGCGGATTACACCGCTTCACCCTATGTTTTTACAGCTGCAAAAGTCACAGCCGATGTGACGCTTCGAGCAGTTATTCCGAACGGATCAGCCACGCTTGTCGGCAAATCCGCCGCCGATATTTATGCAAACAACGATGCGGTTGAGAATGCCATCATCATGACAAGCTCGGAGATATTTCAAGCCAAAACAGCAGCAGGCAATTCAATCGATGGCGTGGATTTTCAGGTGTCGCCGTGGAGAATGTCACGGCAGCTTCTTGCAAGGGTGTCGGCATTGCTCGCGCCTTTTGCCGATGTTGAAACGATGGCTCAATAATGCCAGCCACATCAATTCAAACAAGCGTGCGCGATTCATTGCAATCGGCGCTGTCAGGCGTGGCTGCAAATGTTTATGATTCCGTTCCAGAAGCGGTCATTCCGCCGTTTTGCGCCTTAGTGCCTAGCGATCCCTATTTGCAACCCAACTTAATCAAACAAAGCGTTGTCAAAGTTCAGGTCAATCTTCGAATCACGGCAGCTGTGGCATATATGTCGAACAGCGCGTCATTGGACAATTTAGAAAAACTCATTATTAGCATTCTGGCGGTTATTCCGTCAGGTTACATCGTGGGCGATATTAGTGTCCCTTCGATTGTTTCGGTCGGATCGTCAAACCTGCTTTCAGCAGACATACCCGTTTCCACCTATTACACGCAGACAAACTAGGAGCAGACATGCCAACAAATATCATCACGGGGCGCGATGTGTCTTTCACGATTGGTGGAAACAATTTCGACGCCCAGACAACAAGCGCCGTGCTCTCAAATGAGCACATCATCGAGACTTATCAGACGCTCGATGGTCGGGCATACAAGGCTATCGACGATCAATGGACTTTTGATGTCGAAATGCTTGCAGATTGGGGAGCAGCAGGATCGCTCTGCGAAATTCTCTGGGGCGTATGCGAATCCGCGCCAAACACGGGCATTTCAACCGTTTTGACAGCGGCTTCGGGTGCTACATTTACATTTCAAGTTTTGCCTGTGTTTCCGTCAGTCGGTGGCACAGCGCCAGACGCACAGACAGTCACGATGAGTTTTACCGTGATTGGCACACCTGCTGAATCGTTCAGCTAGGAAATAGAGAAACGGGAGCAAAATGAAGCTATCTATTCAAATTGAATACAGCTCAGGCGAAGTTGCGACATACATTGCAGCTCCGCCTGAGTGGGCTAAATGGGAGCACAAGACAGGTTTCAAAATCGGTCAAGCTCAAGAAAAAATCGGGATTAGCGATTTGATGTTTTTGGCGTATCACGCGATGAAGCGTCAAGAGCCATCAAAAGCAATTAAGCCTTACGACGCTTGGTGCGAAACGA